TTCTGCACTATCACCCCATATCTCTTCTGACTTCTGAATGTCCAATGAATTTAATTTAGCTACTATGTCATTTGTCACCAACCCTTTTTCATATATAAGCTCCTCCAAAAATATCGTATCACTATTTTTATACACAGCACAAAGAGCAGTGGGGTCATTAGAAAAACCAAAATCAATCCCAAAGCCCACAAAGTCAGCGTCAATACTATCACATAACTCAAATTGAAAAATTGCTTTATCATTAGGAGCAAATTCACCCTTACCATATATCTTCCAATATTTCTCATTCGTATGTTGTAAGTTCTCAATCGCATCGACCATTTCTTTTGGTAAGTAAATATTATCTCTATATGTTGTTACAAATCTCTCAACCTCTGGCATTGTTCTAAGCCAATGGTAAGGACTAACTGTCGGGTTGTAAGCAAGTATGATTTTACCTGAAGTTCTAATAGATAACTGAAAATAACTTTCTTCGTCAATCTCACTAGCCTCATCAACAAAAAGTGTAGTAGATTTAATCCCACGTAACTTATCAGCATCATCAGTAGAGATGAATTGAATAGTAGAATCGTACAAGTTATAGATGCGGTCAGTAATATTATAGTTTTCATCTTGCCATATGTTTAGTCCTTGTAGTATATCCTTAAAATCCTTTATTACAGTTCGTTTAAGAGAGGGAATTGTTTTCCTTACTATTGTTATTGTTTCTTTATTTTCTATTGCCTTAACGATTAAGAATTGCAATACAGCATATGTCTTACCACTTCTCGTTCCTCCTATGTGTTGTGTTACCCTACTCTTACTATCTAATAGGTTTTCAAATGTGATTGTAGTATTAATCTCTAAGTTCATCTTTGCTGCCTGTTCTATTTATGTTAATACTTACTTGCTGTATCCTATGGTCTATCTCACCTGTAATCTCTAATGCAGATTTCTTTGGTACTATATACTCTAATAGTTTTAAATAAAGTTTAGCTGCTTCAATTGGATTTTCTTTTCTTATCTTTTCAAAATCCTCTGTGATATTATCTAATCCTCTATTAGCAAGTCTAGCAATAGTTAGTTTTGCTTGTTCAGTGCTTCTATTGATTGCTCCTGCGGGTCTTCCCTTTCCTAATTGATTTCCTTTAACGAATGGCATAAATTATGTTTGTATATGTTATTTTAACAATACTATCTAACATTTGTAGTTGATATTCTTTCTTTCCATTCTTTTATAATTGGTTTAACAAATATCATTTTTGGTTCTGATTTCTTTACTGCGTAGTGTAGATTATCTACTGCATATTTTAGTATTGCTTCCTTTGGGTTTGTTCTTGCTAGCTCTCCTCTCTCACTCTTTTCTTTTTGCCATAGTAGTAATGGTGCCTTTGATATACTTACACCGGTTGTATTACCTACATGTGTCCAATTGTCTGCTAAGTAAACTGCACCTCTTCTATTTTCATTTTGTAATACATAGGTTTCTAATAGTATCAAGTCATCTCCATACTTTTGTTTCCATCTTATAGCTAATTTATTTCTAGCTATCTTTAATACCCTACTACCTAAGTTCTTTATACCATTGTCCGGCTTTAAACAAAATCTATAATTGTTTGCCATACTATTACTCAATGTCTGTCTTTGTTCTTTTGTCCAACCTATCCATCTATCTCTATCTCCTACTGCAAGAACACAACTACTGAATCCTATACAACCAATTAAGTCCATGCCATTCCATATTAACCAATTGATTCTTCTTTGTGGTACATCCTTATACTTTACATATGAATGATACTTGTTTATAAAGTCTCTAAATAGTTTATTCTTTTCTGCATTATCAACTTCGTCAAAAGTAATGTCTGTATTATTATATTCAAAAAAACTCATCATACTATTCGTTCAAATCCATACATCTTAATTGTATTGCCTTCACTATCTTTAATTATCAACACACCACTATCCTCATTACCTCTTAATATAATTTGCTTATCCTTTATCCAAGTCCAATCAAAGTTAAGATGCACATATTGATAATCTATATTATGATTAGTATTCATAATGTCCGCGGGTGTCAGGATAATCAGTCTTAATCATATTCCTACTTTTTCCATTTGGATTATTCTCTCTCTTTGCTTCTGGTGTTCTTCTATCTAATATCCATTCCATTATTCCGTTATCCTTTATCTCTTTAAGTTGTTTATCATAGTGTGCAGTTATAACAGACTTATCACCTGTTTTCTTATATTCTTTCCATGCTCTACTCAATGTAGTTCTTATTGTACAAAATCTTTTACCTGCTTCATTAGTATAATTGTCAAAAGGATAATGTTCTTTATTTGGAGTTCTTGCTCTTTTCTTTTGTTCAATTATCTTTTGTGAAGCGTTAACACACTTTGTGCATTTCCATATAGGTTTAAGTGTAAAGAATGTTTCATTACAATGCTTACATATCCGTGTCTCTCCTACTTTACGATTGAATGGTTTCTTAAACATCAAATGGATTATCTATAACTTGTTCTAAATATTTTCTTATCTTCTTTACTGCAAGGAAGGTTGTACTCTTACTGATTTTAATCTTCTTTGCAACTTCATCAAGTGTGTCCGAACTCATCCAATACAATTGAAATATCTTTGATTGAGGCCACATCTTTGTTTTCTCTAATTGCTTTAATTCATTTAGTACTTGGTCATGTGCTCTTTGTATCTGTAAATCCTTTTCTTCATCATAAATAATTTCATCTTGTTCTTCCCATGCGGTATAGTCACCCATTAGTTTAACACGATTTAACTTCTTAGTCTTATTCATAAATCTACTATGCAAAAACTTATTACAATAAAATAGATTGTAAGTATTGTCACCCCAAAATAGTTTAGTGTTACACTTCTCATGTAAATAAATGTAAAGTTCTTGAACTAAATCTTCTGCTTCCTCTTTATTTTTTGTAACCTTTTTAGCCGAACTAATCAACCAACTATTAGATTCGTTGTATAGTCCGACTAATCTTCTTTGACATTCACTATGTTGAATACTACCTGAATCAATCATTATCTATTTTTTGCGTAATCGTGTAAAAAGTCAATTGCTCTTTTCCAATGTCCTCCTGCGGATGCACAGGTGCAAGGTCTCATTTCATTCTCATCTCTAATGTGATTGAATATATCCCAAATATAAGGTGCTTTGTTTTCTGGTAAGTAAGCACCTATTTGACTTAATTCATTCTTGAGTTGTAATAATTGTTCTGGGTTTAATTCATTCATTACTTCAATGTTTTTAACTTAGGCATTTTTAAATCTTCTGCTTTAGGTTGTGCAGGCATTCCTTGTGGTGGTTTAACAGGATTAGATAAGTCTAATAAATGTTTAATCGTTTCAAAGTGTGGATGATGTCCTGAGAATGATAATCCCATACACGCAAAGATTAAAACTAAATCCTCTACTCCTTTTAAGTTCTGCCAATCTACAAAGTATAATGCATCTTTGTCTATTTGTGGTGTGTCTAATGTGGAACCGATTGTTCCGTCTAATGTTGTTTTTGTAACTTCCATTTGTTTTTGTTTTATAATATACTAATTGTTTCCGAATAACTTTTACACGTCAGTTGATTGAGATACATCCTGCGTCTATCACAACCGCAATTAGAGTATCCTAATTTCCTTGCAACCCAACTTGCCGTATGTTTTCCCCATCCAAGAGTTACTAACCCTATAATGTGTTCTAAAATACTTCCTATACGAATGAAGCATCCTATGCATTTAATTGTTTTTTTCATATTAATTTTTAATGTTTAATGATTTACCTGTTTGTTTTACTGCTTGAATAAAACTACTTTCTATGTATTCTAATTGTTTTCTATCAATGCCTTCTAATTCTAGAATGGTTTTAAATTTATGATTATCTATACCATACGTGTCAAATGAATTGTGGAGTGCAGGTAATGAATTTCTTTTACCTTGTTTGAATTGTTTATAATGTCTCTTATGTTCATGCATTCTAACTTTAAAATACATTTCTGACATTCCTATATAAGTTTGACCTTTTGGATTTGTGATTGCGTAGATAATACCAGTCTTGTCAGCCTTTCTATATTTTCTTAAATACTCTACGAATTTATCCCAATTAGCAATTTGCCACTCTGCATGGTGTGTAGGATTGATTTCAGTTCTAAACTTATGATTATCATTTTTGTTACAGTCACGACATCTTGGTTGTTTTAAATCTTTAGTGCTGCTACATTTAGAGAATTCTGATAATTCTTTTGTTTTTAAACATTTTTTACATTCTTTCATAATTTGCTATTTTATTTATTATATATATCAATTTCATTTTGCTCACGCAAGGTTTTCATCAACTATTTTAGTAATATACAACAATTTTTTGATATTACCAAATAAAAAACCCAGCACGAATAGCAATAAACGGCTGGGTTATAATATGTTGGATAGGACTTCACAATGTAATGCTGAATAGCGAATGAAGTATTGTTTAACCTATCTCATGTATAACAAATTACTTTTCAAATATAATTAAATTATTTTACATCTCCAAATATATTGTCAAACTTATTTATCATTTCTTTTTGTTCTTTATCTAAACTACCTGTAATAACATCTGCAAGCATATCTTGTCTTTCAGCTTTAGTTCCAGTTTCTAGTTTAAGTTCAAGAGTATCAGTTCCAGTTACAGTTACAGTTCCAGTTTCCATATGTTTATCATATGATTTAGATATGTTCTTCATACGATTGTTTCTTCTACTTTCTGAATAACTTTTCCTTCTTTCAGCTTCTTCTCTTAATCTTATATTAAAATACTTACCATCAGCTGATTTTTCAAACTTATTAAATACTTTTATATCAGTATCTTCTAAATGTTCTTTCATATCTTCCTCAGTTAAGAAACCTTGTTGGTGCTGCATACAAAGTAATAAAATATATTTACCTCTTTGTGCGTCAGTCATTGTCATTGTACCTACCAAGAAATCTCCTGTGTAGAATAATAGTGCGGGGTCTTTTCCCATAGTTGTTGTTTTTAATTGTTTGTTAATAATGTAATATACGAAAAAGATTTGATATTACCAAATCATATGTTATTCATATCTTTATCATATAAATAAGTATGTAAAACATATGTCAAACATAATACAAAAAAATGTAATATGTCAAAGTGAAAAAAGGGTGTTTTTATACATAGTAAAAAATCATAATATGAGGTCAAAATACCCTAAAATCGTAAGTGATTGATTATCAATGAGTTATGCATAATACTTTTTTTATATGCATAAATCATTGGTTATCAACGACTTACATATTAAACTAACAAATATGTCAGTTTTTACCTAAAATATTTGGAAATGTAAAATATTTGTCGTATATTACAGTATTATCAAACAAAACCTCGATAGTCCCGTAGGTAACAAAACGGAACAAAAACAACATGTCAAAAAAGACACAAAAAGAAACAATCAGTATTTTAACTGAAACGGATTTGAAACAAATTAAACTTACAATTAACGATGGTAAAGATACCAGTTGTTATTTGGCGTTTACAAATGACTTGAAAGAAAATCCAAAGAAAGGTATTTACATTTCAAAATTACTCAATTCTCATGGTCGTAAAATAGGTCTAGAGATTTACCAAACAACAACAGGTTGTGAGGATGTTAGTGTAATGATACAACCAATCAAAGATACAGAAGGTTATATTGATGAAATAGAAATATCCATTGGTGTATCGGGTCTTGGTAATTTACTAATTACTAAATGTAATTATTCGGATTATCCCGGTAAAGATGGTAAAGAATTAAAAGATAGTAAATCTAGATTGATTGATTTGATTAAATCAAACTTAAAATATGTGACGGAATATATGGGTAATCCAATCTACATTAAATAATCAAAACGGGGAAGTGAAATATCTTCCCCTTTTTTTATAAAAAATTAAAGTGAAAATTATGTTTGAAAAGTATAAAACTAGAAGTGAATTATTAAAGTTCTTAAATGCAGAATTAAAAGGAACTCAAAGTAATTTAGCAGAAATTAAAAAGAAATTCCCAGATACTCGCAAAGTGAAAAAAAATGATATGTATTATGGTGAAATGGTAGATAGAGTAATTTTATTAGCAGATGTAATACATTGGGTTAAAGATTTAGAAGATGTTAAATAATACAATATGAATGAATTAGAATTGGAACCAGGTGAAAACCTTTGTGATAACTTTGATTGGATAACGGATGAGATGATGACACCAAAAATCAAAGTGAAAACTAATACAAGCTTTTGGGAAAGACCCGAAGAAGAAAGTGAATTTAATTTTGAGAGAAACAAAACTGCCCTGCTTGATAACTTAAATATGTTATCTAATATGTCCGTTGAAGAGGCAACTCTTTATAAGAAATGGCAGGAGTGGAATAAGGATTTACATTCGTCTATGAGTAAGTTACCTGTATTACAATCTTACTTTGATACTATATGGACACCTACGGATATAATGGATAAAGATTTAACTATTAACGAAATCAATTCACTTCAACCTTATATTGAGATTGTAGAGGATATGCCTAAGTGGACTAACATTAGGAGATTGATTTCCTCAATGGAGTTTACTGCAAATCCAGGTCGTAATGTAAAGGCATATGTAAAAGATAGAGTGAGTGGTAAACTATTAGGAGTTATCAGTTTAGGTAGTGATGTAGTGAGTGTAAAGGTAAGAGATGAGTTTATAGGATGGAGTAAAGATAATAAGTTTGTAGATGGTAAGTTAAACAATATTGCAATGGGAACAACCATAGTTGCAACCCAACCATTAGGTTATAACTTTTTGGGTGGTAAGTTAATGTCTGCACTGACAACCTCACCTACATTTAGAAGTGAATGGTTTAGAAAATACAATGATGTGTTATGTGCAATACATACTACTGCATTATATGGTGCATCCTCTCAATACAATGGTATTCCTCATTTCAAAACATTAGGTGAGTCAGCTGGCAAGATTGGAATTAAACCCGATGATAATGTTTATAGACCTTGGATGCTTTGGATTAAAGAAACTTATCCAGACTTTTACGCATACTCAATAGATGCAACAGGTCCTAAACAAGTAATGTTAAATCGTATCTTAAAAGAAATTGGTTTAAGAGCAGATACATTTCACCATGGATTTAAAAGAGGTGTATATCTTTCTATGTTCCATGAGAATGGTAGAGAGTATTTACAAAATAAAATTGAAGTGAAAGATTTAGTGTTAAGACCTAAATTTGCAGAAGGTGATGATTATACGATTAAATGGTGGAAAGATAAGGCAATTAAAAGATATACAACCCTACATACCGAAGGCAGATTAAAGAATGAAACCCTTTATTATATTGATGTAATTGGTATGACATGGGAAGATTGTAAAAAGAAATACCTAAAAGAAGTAGGTAGGTAAAATAGTTTTGTTTGATAACAAGTTGTCCCATAAACAACAAACCCGAGTCGTAAATGGCTCGGGTCTTTTTTGTTTCTTATTTTCCGTATATTCTCCGATTTGGTATCTATATACCAATATTGTAATTGAGTGTCAGGAAGCAGTCTTAAAATTAGGTTGTAACCTATTTTTATAATCCCTTACCATACTTGTTATTACTTAAATAATCTATTTCTATTTGAAGTGAATTTATTTGTTTAGATAACTCTAAAACTAATTCTCTCAATTCTGAAATTTGTTTCTGTTGCCCCTCTACTTTTAACTCTAAATCATAAAGATTTGAGTCAAACTTGTCCTTTCGGAATAAGTGCATCATTTTATTTTTTATTTATTGTCAGGATGTGATTCCTCTGGTATACAGTTTGGTACCATGGTTCCATCTAAATCTTTCATACCAAGTTGTTTATAACCGGTTGTGCAGGGGTCTTCGCCTGCTTCTGCAAATAAGTTTATTCCTTTATACTTTGTATCGTATGCTACTCTTGCCATTACTTTATTTGTAGTATCAGTTATCTTAGACATTTTATCTTTGTCCCAATAAGAATAACATATTGCTGCTGCAACATCTTGTTCTTTACCTGAATTGATTTCTTGTGGTATACAATAAGCTAAATACTCATCTTTCGTTTCTCCTGCTTTTGGTAAATCTACTGGCATATTATTTTAGTTTGATGGTGTTGTTTCATATAAACAATTGTAATAAGTTTGACTTGCGATTCCATATCCAAAAGAACGAATTAAACCTTCACCAGCAAGTGTAAACTCTTCTCCTAAACTATAAGTGAATCCTATTTGTGTAGTTGGTGGGTTAGTTGCAACTGCTTGACCATTAACATAAATAGTTATCTCCCTTCTTCCGAATGGACTAGTACTACTTCCTACTCTAATACCAATTATAGAATTTTTAGTTGTAGTATTTGATATCGTGTATGGTTCTATATCACCACCTAATATCACATCACCACCACCTGGTTCTACAGTTACTACAACCGACCATGCACTTGGTGAAGCTCCACCAGATATAGTGAATGAACCACTCGCAATTGCCAAATATACTTGAGGTGTAGTTGTTGGCCCTGGTGTTGGTAAATCAAATACTGCAGAACCACTCATATAAATTGCATTGTAGTTACAATTTGCTGTTTCTTGATTTGTTCTTACTGCACTACCTGTTATAAATCCATAAGAAGTTGATGCAGATGTAAATGTACCTTCTATATTTGCTGGATACCATATACCATTTGCTGCATCGTATGAGTCAACCGTATATTGTAATTCATTGGGCCCACAAATACCTTGTCTTCCTGGTAAGTGGTCAATAGACGCAGTTAGATAATAATCTTGATTTGGTATTGCAATATAATCTCCTACAAAAATAGATGATGAATTGAATACACAAGATGATGTATAATAAGAAACATTACTACCAGTTATCAATAAACTCATTGAAGTCGAACCTGTGTAAGGAACTGATAATGATTGTATAGATGCACTAACTGCTGATGAAGATGGTATTTGATAAAATGTGCCACTTTGTTCAGTTGTTGTATCTAATATAGTGCTACCTGTTACTGCAATAGTAAATCTAGCATCTGCTAAATTTTCTACAAAATTGTAATTCAATCTAGAGTTTGGTATATACAATATTTCATTTGAATAGTCCGATGTTAACGGGTCAAATGGTTGCTGATTCGAAGAACATGATGTAAATAATCTATAATAAGCAGATTGTGAAGGCATTGGAACTAAATTACTAACAGAACAATTGCCTGGATTAATAGTAGTCCATGAACTTCCACTATTTTCAGATACCTGAATATACCCACCAACACAACTTTTACAATTTATTAAGTAAGTTCCAAATAAACCAGTTACAGTTAATTCTGTAAATGATGCACTAACAACACTTTGCAAAGTAGGAGTACAACACAAATTGGTTATACCTCTTTGAATATCTCTACCTAATGATTGTTGTTGATTAGTATTTCTTAAATACAACATATTTTTTTAGTTTATCTTAATGCTATAATAGCACCTGCAGTTGTTGATGATGATACCGAAGTAAATATACCTGGTATAAATCCTGATGCAGATACAAATGTCAATACTGAACCGTCAATAGTTTTTGCAATTAAATTACCAGTTTGACCAATATATAGTCCACCTGCTGTAAATGGTAAACTTCCTATTGGGTCTGAACCTGTTACTGCTGTACCACCTGCGAATTGTCCGTTTTCAACATATCCGTTTTGATTAATGATTTTGCTCATTGTTTTTTATTTTAATTTATTTTAAATGTTTGTCCGTTAAATCTACACTTTGTAACTGTATTGTAATCAATTGTTCTCCAATCTCCTGCAATATCCATTACTTGTAAATTTACCATTCCTTCTGCTGCTTTGGTTGCACTACCACCGGCGTTACCACCAACGTATGCTGCTGAATCCCAATAGCAAAAGTAATATCTATTTTTACCTTCTTCCGTTTGCCAACCTATACGAATTGGATTACTTTGAGTTGATTCTTTTAACATCAATTCAAATGTATTAAATGAAATTGTGCTTAAAGCAAAGTTCATTAATTTATCGTATACTTTATTTTCTGTCATTTCCTATTAATGCTGGTGCAACAATTAAATCTTTCTTTTTCACTTTAGCTATTTCACCTGGATAAGATGAATTAGGTATAGACGGCATTGCTTCAGTTTCAGTTAGTAAACCCAAAGTTCTTAATTTATTTCTACTCCAACCTAATCCTGCTTTACCACCCCACAATAAAAAACTAATCGTGCCACAAGCATTCATATCTTTTTCGTCATAGTATGTTTCTGCTCTACTTAAATACGAATACATTCTCTTTATAGTTTCAACTGATATAGGTTCTCCTTTTGCTAATTGTTGTGCTCTTACTTTACCTACTGGTGTTGCACACTTATTATTATTTTTAAGATTTAACTCTATTCCTCTTTTAGCATTATTCTTTACACCATCTGGATAGTCCGAATAACTTTCCATCTCCATTCTCTTTCCTATTTTATATCTGCTATCTTTTTTAATTAATGCTTTTATCATTGAAAGAAACATTTCTGCTTCTTCATTTGATAATTCAGTTATATCTTTTTCAAGTAATGTTTCATCTAACAAAGATGCTTTAATCAATTTATTGCTGAAAATTCCTTCGA